GATGAATAGATACCACAAGGACGCCGGCCTCAGGTGCCCGCGAGGCCTTAATCCATTGCAGGCGTGACTAGAGCGTCCCAGAACACAGGGCCCTTTAAGGATATCGACTCGCCCGCAAGGATCACGCGAGAGGGGTAGCGCCAGGCGGAGATGGACGTCACGGGAAGTAAGAAGGCGTCTGGCACTGACCGCGAGGGAAGAGGAGGAGCCAAGTTGATGTATAAAGTAGTCAGGTCATGACAGACGGTAGATGCACGCGAGGCAGTACGGATGGGACACTTTGAAACATGGGGCGAGGTAGCCGATGCCCGACAGATTAGGATGTCTATAGTCAGAGGATCGTCGCCCTCAATCGTCCATCCAGCGTCACGAAGTGCGTGGGCACTGACCTCAGTCGATAGCGCTACTGGAACCGTTGGGCTAGGGGACAGGGCATACTCCAGCCATGGACCGAAGAGGTTCTTGTAGATGCGTCCAACGTACAGGGGTTCCAAGGTGGCGCCAAGCAGTCTATAGCAATGATCCAAGATTAGTTGACCGGTTACGCCACCAACACGCTTAGGACGAGCCAACAGATTCATCATCGAGTCAATCGCGATACGACACGGGTGCACCTGGATCGGAACGTTTGCAGAGATGATCTCATACGGGCTGTGGCAGTAGACCAGGGAACGGCCGCGACGTGCAATCGTGAACGAACGCTCTCGCTGAGCCGGTAGCATCGTAGACCGATATAGCTCCGAAAACGTCGCGAACACCTCCGGAGGAAAAGCGACAGGACGCGGCGACGTACCGAGGATGGATGTAACCGCTTCGGCCAATAAACTGGGGTCCAAGTTCTCCCATAAGGCCATGATCTGCGTTTCAAACGACGGAGACAATGTTTCGCCGAGATCGTCCGAATCGGTGACTGTCGCTTGCGGGAAGGCGTTGAGAGCGTCGGGGAGGAAGGAGGAGACGGCGTCAATAAAGGTGGATTTATATGAGCCCTTGGGGAGCGCGACAGATACACCCATGATGTCCTTGACGAGATAATCTCGGGTCTTGATGACGTGGGGGTTGACAACTTCGTCGAGGGTAACTTCCCACCATGGCTGACTCTCGGCATGGGCGGTTTGCAGCATGACCGGACGGTTCGTCCCACGTTTGATGAGGCCATCTGAGAATAGTACAATCACAAGGAACCAGGGAACAACGTTACCATCATCCAGACGTAAGGGATAGGTGTGAGGGATAGTGAGATTGAAGAGACCCAACAACGAGTGAGGGACGTTAAGCGCGGTGACCGATAAAGAGGATCTAGGTGAATCGTTGTCCTTGAGGTCTACAAGCAACGTGAAGTGGAGATGACACACAGTGGTATTTGAACCCAGGGACGCATGATCATCAGGGATAGCGGGACGGGAAAGACGTAAGCTCTTGAACGCTGTATCGAAATCCGGAGTCCAGGTGGGCTTGGCTGAGCCTTTGATCAGACGCCAAAGTAAACCATCCAATGGGAATAGTTTCGAATGATTAGCGGCTAATGAAGACAAGTGGGATTGAAACGACGATAGAGGATAACTGGGATCGATGTCGGGGTGTGGCACGTCTAGTAGAAAGGACCTGACGTTGGTGATATTAGGAAGGATGGTTAGGTGTAGCTCCGAACGCTTGTGAACTATTGGTTGAGCATCACACTTGAAGATGGAGGAAAGCGCGCTAGGAGAAATGTATCCCGAATAGGATGCGGGAGCGGTGGCCAGATATAGAGGACCTCCAAACACGTGTTGCGTGCGTGAGTATACGACGGCGTTGGAAGCGATCAGGTTCACTGACGAGCCCACTGAAGCGTTAGGACCGACTAGGGGGTGAATGTTATCGTACAAGTCAGGAGGTGCTTTACCATCGGCAGCGAGCAGAAGCTTGTGACGCGGGATTTCCCAAATGTTGGAGGCGGGTGAATCTAGTAGCCAGCGAGCGAAAGCTTTAGGGCGGGGGAGTAGGATGAATCGGTTGGTAAGTGGACTGGTAAGCTGTTTACACCAGGCGAAAACTTCCTCTGTACCGTGGGAGCCAGTGAACTGTTCTAATTGAAGCTTGAACCAAGCGGGGGCAAAGATGGAGAGGCGGTCTTTATGATATTTATGTTGAGTAAGTCGGGAGTCAATGTATTGTAGTAGACAAGTGTCATTCCATGAGAAGCCGTGAGTAGGGATGAAAACAATCGTCAACATCCTGTAGGTATATAAAAC